ATCAGGGCCGCCACGCCGGCAGAACCGACCTCGCAGGACAAGATCGCGCGCCTGCTCGCGGCCCATGGGCTCACCCTCGACGATCTTAAGGCCGCGCTGAAATGACAACCGTCAGGATTTCCGAGTTCGACACCTGGCAGGCCGGATATGGCCTTGCGACCGTGTCGGTGTTCAACGCCGGCACCACCGATCTTGCCGCCATCTTCATCGACGAGACCTGCGAGACCGGCGCAGCCAATCCGCAGACGCTGGCCGAGCGCACCGACGGCGATATCTCCTACGGCAAGTTTTCGCAGCCGCTCTACACCCAGGCATCCTATCAGCTGCTGATCAATTCCATCGACGAAACCGGCGTGGTGCGGCCGCCGCTGGTTACGCTCAGTGGCGCGGACGCCTCGCTTGCAACGGCCATTGCCGCAGGCGGCAGCCAGGCGGCGACACTGGCGAGCCATCTGGCGCGGCGCATCGACGTGCGCGACTTCGGCGCCTTCATCGCGGTCGGCGGCGTCGGCGCTTCGGCTTCGACCAACAATGCAACGCTTGCTGCGGCGCTGGCTGAGGCTGCATCGGCAGGCGCGGGTTTTGTCGAAGCCCCGCCCGGGACCTATCAGGTCACCACCTTTACCGTGCCGCGCGGCGTCGTGTTGCGTGGACAGGACAAGGTCGCCACGACATTGCAATCCACCGCCGCAAGCGCGGTTGCGACCATCGGCGGCAGTCGCGCCGGTTTTGCCAACCTCACGCTTGACGGCGTGACGCTGGTCGGCGGCTCCATCGGCATCTACGCAGCCAACAAGGACGAGATCGTTCTCGACAATGTCGAGATCAAGCGTTTTGCCACCGGCATCGACCGGCGCGGCGGCGCGCGCTGCGCGTGGCTCAACGCCGACGTGTCGAACTGCTCGACCGGCGCGAAACTCTACGGCGATGCCGCGAGCGGCAACGGCGCTGCATGCAGCTTCAATAGCTGGACCGGCGGCCGGGTGGAGTTGTGCGGCACCAATGGCATTGATCTCCGCAACATCGACCGCGACTGCACCCACAACCTGTTCGCCAACCTGATCTTCGACACCAATACCGCGACCGCGCTGAAACTTGTCGGCGCGCGCGGCACCACGCTGCGCGACTGCCAGTGGACCGGCAACACCACCGACCTCGACATCAGCGACCAGACCCCGGCCACGACTTCGAATACCGTGATCGGCCTCGACATCGAGGGCGGCGAGATGAGTGGCGGCGCACTGGCGCTCGCCGGCAATCTCGAAACCATCAAATTCGCGCAAGTCACGCTGACCGGCATCACCGCGACGCTGACCTCGCCGCTGCACAATCTTCTGATCGAGGATTGCAGGGAAACCTCGGTCACCATCGCTGGCGACGCCACCGCCTGGCGCCGCAACCGCACCGGCAACTATTCCGCGGCCTCCGTGGTGACGACCGACATTACGCCGACCAAGCTGTGGGCGACGACGCTGGTTCCCGGCCAGCACATTTACCTTACCGCCAAGGTCATCGGACGCCGGCGCAATAGCCCCGATTATGTGTTTTCGTTCCGCTCGCGGTCGGCCCGCCGCCCCGGCTCGCAGCTCGGCTATCAGCTGCAGACCGGAAACTTCACGCTCGGCACAACGCTGACCGGCGGCACCTCGGGCGCCACCGCGCGCGTCGTCAACGACGTGGACGCCGGCGCTACCGGCACGCTGACGCTTTACAATATCGTCGGCACTTTCGTGAACGGCGAGATCATCACCGACGGGGTCGGCGGCTCGGCCACCGCAAACGGCGCCGTGGTCGACAAGCGCTCGGTGATCCTGACCAGCCGGAGCCTCTTGTACGACGGCCAGACGGTCAACTTCACCGTAGGCAGCACCGTCACCGGTGGAACGTCCGGCGCCACCGCGCGCATTACCGCCGACGCGGACGGTGGAGCTACCGGCACGCTCACCATCACCGATATCGACGGCACCTTCATCGACAACGAGGCTCTGACGGATGCGGCCGGCGGCGCTGCCGTCGTCAATGGCGGCATCCTCAATCTTTCCTTCGACATCGTGGAGCAGAGTTACACGCTCTATAACGAAGACCTCGTGGCCAACAATGCGCAGGTGGAGCTGCGCGTCACCGGCGCTGCCGGTCACACCATCGAGTGGATCGTGAACATCGAAGTGATCTCCAATCCCGATGTCTAGTTCCAGGTCTGGCGACAGGTGGCTGCCGCTACCTCTCAACAAGCCGCTCTATGCCAATCTGGATGAAGACGCCGTTGTCGGCTATCAGACCGCGATCGAGAACGGCTTCGTCAACAGCCAGGGCGGCCACACCCGCTTTCCCGGGCTTTCGCTGTTCGCCGACTTCGGCGGCGACGCCAGGGTCTATCTGCACGATTTCAACGGCGACCTGATCGCCGCCGACTCCAGAGGGCAGGTGCGGCGTCTCGACCGCAACGCCCACGTCGAGGACTTAACCGCGGTTCCCGTGGCGGGCGGGCGCCGCGTGGTGTTTGCCAAGACCGACCGCGAACTTTTGATGGCGGCGGGCGGCCCCATCGTGCGGCTGCGCGCCACCCAGACCGAATTACTGTCATCGGCAGCACCGCTTGCGACCCACGTCGCATCGCTTGATAACTACACCATCGCGGTCGAGATCAATTCCGGGCGCTTTTTCCATTCCGGCCCCGGCACGCCGGACCAGTGGGACCCGCTCGACACCTTCGCGGCCGACGGCAATCCAGACAACATCAATTCGCTGCTGGTCACTCCCGCGCGCGAATTGATGCTCGGCGGCGAGGATTCGGTCGAGCAGTTCGAGCGTACCGATAGCGGCGATGCGCCATTCGCGCGGCGCTGGGCGATCGGCGCCGGCGGGGTGAAGCTGCCCTACGCCATCATCTATGCCGACAATTACGTCTGGACCATCAACAACCGCCGCGAGCTGGTTCGCTTCGCGGGCCAGGTGCAGCAAGTCGTGTCGCAGACCTTCGGCCGCCTGCTCGAGGCGGTGGACGACTGGTCGGACGCCTGGATGGGCGGCTATCCCGATCGCCCGCTGCATATTCTCGGGCAGAAGTTCATGATCCTGCAGGCCCCGAACGCCACCAATGCCTACGGCACCAAGGGGCTGACGCTGCTGTTCGACTACGAGAACGGCAATCCCCACACGCTCTACGGCTTCGACCGCGCAGCCGGACTTCCCTCACGCTGGCCGGGATGGAGCCACTGGACCCTGTGGGACCGGGTATTCGTCGGCGGGCAAGGCAAGATCTACGAACTCGACCAAACCGTGCATCGCAACGGCAGCGACACGCAGCGCTGGCTCATCCGCACCTCGCACATGGCGAGCGGCGGCGGCGTGATCGTGAAGAACTTCCGCCTGCGCTTGGTGCGCGGTGGCGGCACCTCGAGCACGGCATCCACCATCCGGGTCCGCTGCAGCCGCGACGGCAGGCCGTTCGGCTCGTGGGTCTCGCGCACGCTTGGCAAGGCAGGCGAGCGCCAGCAGCAGATCGAGTTCGGCAATTTCGGCTCGGGTCTGACCCACCGGTTCGAGATTTCCTGCACCGACGATTGTGCCGTCGATCTGATTGGTGCGGATGTAAAGACCGATCCGCTCGGCCACTGACATGGCAAGCCTGCTCAAGCCGCCGCGCCGCACCGGCAACGACTCGGCGGACCTGATCAACCTGTTCGATTGGGCAGGCGACCTGCATTCGGCGATCGCGCGCGATGCAAATCTGCTCAATCCGGCCTTCGCGCCGCTGATGATCGTCGAACTGACGCTGAGCGGCACGCAGACGCAGGCGAGCTACACATTCGAAAAGCCGCGCACTGATGCCAACTACCGCGTCAAGGTGCAGGCAAAGGATTATTCCGGCCTCGCCAATCCGGATGCGCTGATCGTCGCGCTGATCGCGCTTTCGCCGGAAGGCTTCACCGTCACCTTCGCCGATGCACCGGGATTTGAGAACACGGCCAGTTTCGACGTGTTCGTCTATACGACCTGACAAGAGGATTGATCGCATGTGGGACAAGATCAAGCTGGCCGCGGGTGGTGCCCCGCCCCCCGGGTTGCCGCCGCAGGCCGCATCCCCGCCGCAGGGTGGAGCACCGCAGGCGCCTCCACCGGCTAGCGGCCCACAGATGCCCGCTGAATTCCAGCAGCATGTCGACCCCAACAACCAGATGCAGGCGACGCTGATCCAGCGCGGGCACCAACTTCAACCGGACGAAAGCAAGGCGTTCGTCGCTTCGATCGATGTTCCTGCGCTCAATGTGCTCAAGCACCTCGTCCCCGAACTCAACTTCCTGTGGGACAAGATCATCCAGTTGAAGGGGCAGGGCGCCCCGGGCGGTGCACCGGGCCAATCTCCTGGTGCGCCACAGCCTGCATCCGGCGCGCCGCCGATGCCCGCCCCGCAATTGCCGCAACAATTGCCGCCGCGGCTTGCCGCACAAACGATGCCCCGATGACGCAGGCCGCGCTCGCGCTTCTCGACGAGGGCACAGCTCTCGACGGCATGACGATGCGCGAGAAGATCGCGGCGATCACCGCCGAGATTTACAAGCTGCCGTTTTCCGGCCGCACCCATCCCGGCGCCGAGCTGGAACGGCTCGAAGTGCCTCCCGTCAAACATCACTTCTCGCCCGGCATCTATGCGCGCGAGATGCTGATCCCCAAGGGGATGCTGCTCGTCGGCAAAATCCACAAATATCCGCAACTCAACATCATGTCGCGGGGCGACCTGTCGGTGCTGACGGACAACGGCATCGAGCGCCTGCAGGTAACCGACCGGCCCATCACCGTCGTATCCCCGGGCGGTACGCAGCGCATCGCCTTTGCGCACGAAGATACGGTCTGGACCACGGTTCTTGCGACAGAAGAAACCGACATCGCCAAGCTCGAAGAACATTTCGTCATCGATAACGACGCCGCCTATACCGCCAGCCTCGAAGATCAAAGGGATTCCAAATGTCTTTCGGTCTGACCGCGGCAGGCGCAGCACTGCTTGGCGCTGGCGTCATCGGCGCCGCCGGCGTCGGCGGCGCAATCATCTCATCGAACGCCAACACCAGCGCCGCCCAAACCGCAAGCACCGCGCAGCTGGCCGGCGCGAAAATGCAGGTCGACCAGCTGCAGGTCGCGCAGCAGCAATATTTGCAGAAAGCCGACGAGGCCAAGGCCTCGATCGCGCTTTACACCGCGCAGGGACGGGGCGACCTCGTTGCGCAGGCGCAGGCCGCCGAACAGGCCGCACGGCAGGGTGCAGCCGACGCGCTCGCACAGATCGAACGCGCAGCGACAGAGGCGACCGCTGCCGTTCAACAGGCGGTGGCGAGCGGCACCACGGCGATCGACACCGGCCAGCAGCAAGCCCTGCAGGCGATCCAGAGTGCTGCAACCAATTCGCGCGCGCTGGCATCGAAAGGCGCTACCGATACCGCGGCTGCGGCCAACACCGGCGCAAATTCCGCGCTCACGCTTGCCAATCAAGGCGCTACGACCGCAACCGGCGCCGTCGATACCGGGGCCAATGCGGCGCTCACGTCATCGACCCAAGGTGCTGCCGATGCGCGGGGAGCGATTGATACTGGCGCTGCCACCGCGCGCGGTGCGGTCGATCAGGCCGCGCGGCAGGCGACCACGACATCGAACCGGCTGGCCGGACAGCAGCTAACGGCGGTCGATAGCGGCGCGCGCGACGCAACCGGCGCGGTGATGCAGGGCGCCGATGCGGCAACCGGCGCGGTCACGCAGGGCGCGAACGCGGCAACCGGGCAAATCCAGCAGGGCTCCAAACTCGCGCAGCAGACCTATGGCGGCGTCGTCGAGCAGAACGCGCCCGGGCAGGAATATCTGCGCCAGACCGTTGCAAGCGACGGGCATCTCACCCCACAGCAACAGACCGCGCTCGAAGACCTCCAGCGCAAGACCCGCAGCACCATCGATACCTCAAGCATTGCAGGGTCCGGCCGCACGGCGGCTGCCGTCCTCAAGCGCGGCCAGATCGACTTCACCAATTCGGCGATGGAGGCGAACAGGCAGCGCTCGATGGATGCCGCCTCCGTCATGGCCGGGCGCGGCAATGCCGCCGAGGGTGCCATCGCGGGCCAGCAGGCCACCGAAGGAACGCAGGTCGGGCAAATCAAATCGAATGAAGGAACGCAGGTCGGGTCGATCAGATCGAACGAGGGCACCGCGATCGGACAGATCGCGCAAGGCCGGGGGGCTTCGGAATCCGGCATCTTCGGCCAGCTCAGCAGCCAGCAGCAGCAGATTGCGCAAAACCGCGGCACGCAGACCGCAGCGATTGCGACCGGACAGGGAACGCAGGACGCAGCGATTGCCGCTACCTTTGCAAAGCAGGGCATCGACATCAATTCCGCGCACGGTCAGGCGCTCGCGCAGATCGCCTCCACTCTCGCCTCTCAGGGCATCACGATCGAAAATAACCGCGCCGCGTACCTGACCGCGGTCGCGGACCAGCTGGCCAAACGCGGCATCGACATCAACAGCAGCGAGGGCCAGCAGTCGGTAAACGCCATCACTGGTGCTGCCACCGCACGCACCAATCTGGCGACCACAGCAGGCGGCCAAGGCGTGGCGATTGCCGGCGGCCGCGGAACGGCTGCGACCAACGTTTCATCTGGGCTTGGCAACACGCTGGCAAACCAGAGCATGACGCTCGGCGCGAACGAAGCCAACACCAACAGCCGCGCCGGCGATCAGTTCGCCAAGATCGCCACCGGATCGGGGCAGAACCTGTCCGACACCTCATCCACGATGGGCACGGCGCTGAATACCGGCACGTCGAACGCGGGCATGATCAATGCCAATGCCGGGCTGGCCACCGGCCGGATGTTCGCGCAAACGCTCGGGGCAGGCGCCGGCTCCGGCTCGGCAATCAGCGACATCGGCGGGGCGATCAAGAAGGCCGGCAATGACAACTCGAACACCGGCACCGGCGACGGCTCATGGTACGGAAAATCGTCCGTCGGCGGCGCTGAATTGAGCTGAAGGGTCCTGCATCATGGTCAACCGTCTCAGCAACATCAGCTTCATCGACGAAAACCCGGCGATCGCCGCCTTAAACGAGCAGCGCAAGGCCGATCAGGCCCAGCGCACCGGCGAACTTACCAACACGGGCCTTGCACTGGCCAACGATTTCAATGCCTCGGCAAATCCCGACAGACTGCGCAAGCTCGGCGCCGAGACCACCGGCGCGGAAGGCGATGCCGCGGTCAACGCCGGCACCGTTGACAGCCGGATCGCGACGTCGGCCGCGGGCGCGAGCCTTGCCGGGACAAACGCCAGCGTTGCTGCGCAAGAGGCGCCGTTCAAGGTGTCCAAAGCTGGCTCAGACGCGACCACGGCCGCGAATGATGCCACCGTCAGCACGGCGAGCGTGCCGGCGAAAAGCGAGATGGCAGGCCAGACCTTGCGCCAGCAAAGGGCGACGGCAGCGCAGACGGAGGTTGCGACTTATGCAAAGGCGCTGGAACGGCTCGACGCCGGGGACCAGGCAGGCGCCCAAGAACTCGCTCAAAGCATTGGAAAAGAACTCCCGCCACAGCTCATT